CTATGCAAAGCATTTACAGAACTTGGAATATCTCGGCACCTAAATTGCCTGACCATATTATTTCTGAACAGTTAAATCTGTTTGATTATCCTGCTTTGCAGTCTAATTAATTTAAGCAAAAAGTGCGTTGCTGGCGGCTACCAACAACGCACAACCCCAAAAGGGGCACAAGAAATAAACCATTTTTATTTTACTGTATTTGACGGCAAAAGTCAATACGAAAAAGACCAAGCCTGTGTGCATAATCTTATATTAATAATGAAAGGAGTGGTTTTGATGATATGTGATGGCTGCCAGGAAAAAGTTTGCAGAGGGTTCATGAATTGCACGTTGCCAGCCAAGGGAAATGTGGTTAAAGAGTATCGCTATCCTGATGGTAGCCGGGCAATAATTATGGACGCGGCCTACATAAATAAAACTCCTGCGGAACTTAAAGAAATAGAGGACAACGCTCGACGTATTGCTTGGGATATTATTCTGAACAATCTTAAAGCAGAAGCAGCCTTGTAATTGCAAGGCTTTATAGGGACAAGCCTACAATAAATAATTTGAAAAGGTATAAAAATGCAGATTAAATTTACAGTCTTGGGCGAGCCGCAGGGCAAAGGCCGGCCTAAGTTCAGCCGGCAGGGCAGCTTTGTTAAAACCTATACTCCAGATAAAACGGTTTTGTATGAAAATCTTATCCGCACTGAGTATCTGCGGCAATGTCCTGGCCAGAGGTTTGGTGACAAAGAGCCTCTGGAAATGAAAATCACTGCCTATTACACCATTCCGGCCAGCACCAGCAAAAAACGTCAGGTCGCTATGGAGGCAGGGGAGATTAGGCCAGTAAAAAAGCCTGATGTAGATAACATAATTAAGGTTGTGGCAGATGCTTTGAATAAGGTGGCCTACCGGGATGATGCGGATATTGTGAGTGTGGCGCTGGAGAAGTTTTACGCCCGGCAGCCACGAATTGAAGTTGAGATCAGAAGTATGGAGGAATGATTATGATTAAAATAAATGAGTTGAAAATTGAGAACGTCAAGCGCATCAAAGCGGTGCAGCTGGAGCCTAAGGCTGAGGGGCTGACGATTATCGGTGGGCGAAACAATCAGGGCAAAACTTCGGTTATTGACGCTATTGCCTGGGCCTTGGGCGGCGATCGTTTCCGGCCCAGCGCAGCGCAAAGGGAAGGTTCTCTGGTACCGCCGGATTTGCGAGTGGAGCTTTCCAACGGCCTTATTGTAGAGCGTAAGGGAAAGAACAGCGAGCTTAAAGTAACGGATAAGAATGGCCGCCGGGGCGGCCAGCAGCTGTTAAATGAATTCGTGGAGCAGCTAGCGCTGGATCTGCCACGCTTTATGCAGGCCAGCGGTAAGGAAAAGGCTAACACACTGCTGCAAATTATCGGTGTGCAGGAACAGTTATTAGCGTTGGAGCGGCAGGAGCAGGATTTATATAACCGCCGGCGTTCTATTGGCCAGATTGCCGATCAGAAAGCCAAATATGCCGAGGAAATGCCTTTTGAGGCGACGGCACCTACTGAGCCGGTAAGTGTTTCGGAATTGATTCGGCAGCAGCAGGAAATTTTGGCCAGGAACGGCGAGAACCGGCGTAAGCGGGAGCAGGCGGTGCATTACCAGGCGGAGGAAGAACGGCTGCGCCGGCAGCTGGAGGAATTACAAGCCAGATATGATGAGGTTTGCCGTAATCTGGAAATTGCCAGTAAGTCGGCGGCAGATTTGCAGGACGAATCGACAGCCGAGCTGGAAGCCAACATTGCCAATATTGAGCAGCTGAACCGCCGGGTGCAGAGTAATTTGGACAGGGAGCGGGCGTTGGACGAGGCGGCGCACTACCAGGCTGAATATGATGGGCTGACAGCAGAACTGGAGAATGTCCGCCGGGACAAGCTAAATCTGCTGGCCGGGGCAGATATGCCGCTGGAGGGTCTGACGGTAGACGCCGGCGAGTTGGTTTATAAGGGGCAGCGTTGGGATAATATGTCGGCTTCGGAGCAGCTGCGTGTGGCGGTAGCTGTGGTGCGGCGGCTTAACCCGAACTGTGGCTTTGTACTGCTGGACAAGTTGGAGCAGATGGATTTGGCCACTTTGCAGGATTTTGGCAGCTGGCTGGAGGCCGAGGGGTTACAGGTTATTGCTACTCGCGTCAGCACCGGCGAAGAGTGCAGCATTATCATTGAGAACGGACTTGTTCAGGAGCAGGAACTGGAACAACCGGCAAAATTAAATTGGGAAGCAGGTGTATTTTGATGAATATCAGCAGTGGAAAGATTAGCGGAGCGCAGAAAATTGTTTTGTATGGGCCGGAGGGAATTGGCAAAAGTACTTTTGCCAGCCGTCTGCCGCGGCCGCTGTTTATTGATACTGAGGGCAGCACGCGCTATATGGATGTGCAGCGGTTCTCGGAGCGGCCCAGTAGTTGGACAATGCTGCAAGAGCAGGTAAAATATGTGCAGGCGCACCCGGAGGTTTGTCAGACGCTGGTGGTAGATACGTCAGATTGGGCGGAGAGCCTTTGTATTCAGCATATTTGCGATAAGTACCAGCATGGCGGTTTGGAAGATTTTGGCTATGGCAAGGGCTATGTTTATTTGCAGGAGGAATTTGCCCGGCTGCTGCATTTGCTGGACGATCTGGTGGAGGGCAGGCAGATCAATGTGCTGCTGACAGCTCATGCGGCTATGCGCAAGTTTGAACAGCCCAACGAAATGGGGGCTTATGACCGCTGGGAACTGAAGCTAAGCAAGAAAGTGGCGCCAATGGTTAAGGAGTGGGCGGACTTGGTGCTGTTTGCCAATTATAAGATCTTCACGGTGACGGACAGTAAAAGCAAAAGCCAAAAGGCGCAGGGCGGGGAGCGTGTGATGTATACGGCGCACCACCCTTGCTGGGACGCTAAGAACCGCCATGATTTGCCGGAGGAATTGCCGCTGGACTATGCCGCGATTGCCCATATATTTGATGGGGAGCTTCAATCAGTTAGCCAGTCTGCACCAGAACCGGCTAAAACACAGCCACAGCCGGCAGCCGCCAACACAGCCAATAAAGCCAGTTATGGCGAAACGCCTATTAGTCAGTTGCCGAAAGCCCTTGCTGCTCTGATGTTTGAGTATAATGTGACGGAGGCTGAGTTGCAGCAGGTGGTGGCGCAGAGAGGTTATTTCCCAGCAGATACGCCTATTTTGAACTATGGCGAGGATTTTATCAACGGCAAATTGGTGACTTGCTGGCCGCAGGTTTACGGTTTAATCAAACAGAACCGCTAAAACATGGCATGGAATGTCCGATAATTTGTATGCTAAACTATATATGGCAGATGTTAAATTTATATAACATTTTTAAGGGAGGATAAGAAAATGAGTTATCAGAATCAAAATAATGATTACGAGATGGATTGGAACGGAACGATTGAGAACGACAGTCCGTCTTTCACTTTGCTGCCGGAGGGAGATTATGACTTTGTGGTGACGAATTTGGAGCGGACGCGGCATAATGGCAGTGCCAAACTGCCGCCCTGCAATAAGGCTGTTGTGCATATTCGTATTGACGCCCAAGGGGCGGAGGGCGGTATGAACATCATCAAACATAATTTGTTTCTGCACAGCCGCTGCGAGGGCCTGCTTTGTGATTTCTTCGTCGGTATTGGCCAGCGCAAAAAAGGTGAGCGCAAGAATATGGATTGGAGCAAGGTGGTAGGCGCCAGGGGCCGCGCTAAGATTGGGATCCGCAACTGGGTAGATAATAACGGCAATGACCGGCAGACCAATGAAATCAAGCGCTTTTATAGCCCTGAGGAACAGCTTGGTCCGCAGAGCCAGCAGAGTCGACCAAAACAAGCACAACCTGATTTGTCTTGGCAGGCGGTTCAGCCTGACTTGCCTTGGATGGAAGATCAGCCGCCCTATAATGATGAGGTATTTTGATGATGACCAGTATGGAGCTGCGTCCTTACCAGCAGGCGGCTAAGACGGCGGTACTGGAGGAATGGCAGGCAGGACGGCGGCGGACGCTGCTGGTTCTGCCGACCGGCTGCGGCAAGACGATTGTGTTCTGTAAGCTGGCCGAAGAATTGGTGCGTCAGGGCGAGCGGGTGCTTATCCTGGCGCACCGGGGCGAGCTGCTGGAGCAGGCGGCGGCTAAATTGCAGCAAAGCACAGGGCTGGCCAGCGCTTTGGAAAAGGCGGAAAGCAGCAGTTTAGGCAGCTGGTGCCGGGTGGTGGTTGGTTCGGTGCAGAGCCTGACCCGGCCGCAGCGCCTGGCGCAGTTTGCGCCGGAGCATTTTGGCGCGGTTATTGTGGATGAGGCGCACCATATTTTGTCGGACAGTTACCAGAGGGTTTTGCAGCATTTTGACAGGGCTTGTGTGTTAGGGGTTACGGCCACGCCTGACCGTTCGGATATGCGCAACCTAGGGCAGTTCTTTGAAAGTCTGGCTTATGAGTATACTTTGCCGCAGGCGATCCGCGAGGGCTATCTGGCGCCGATCAGGGCGCAGACTATCCCCTTACAGCTGGATTTAAGCGGCGTGGCTATTCAGAACGGCGACTTTAAGGCGGCGGATCTGGACAATGCGTTGGAGCCTTATTTGCAGCAGATTGCCGCGGAGATGCAAAAGCACTGCCAGGGGCGCAAAACGGTAGTTTTCCTGCCGTTGGTCAGTACTTCGCAGAAGTTTTGCGCTATCTTGCAGGAGCATGGTTTTAGAGCTGCTGAGGTGAATGGTAAAAGCCGCGACCGCGCCGAGGTGTTGAGAGATTTTGCGGCCGGCCGGTATGATGTGTTGTGTAATTCCATGCTGCTGACTGAGGGCTGGGACTGCCCGGAGGTGGATTGCGTGGTGGTATTGCGGCCGACGAAAAGCCGCAGTCTGTATTGTCAGATGGTAGGGCGCGGCACACGTTTAGCGCCGGGCAAAGAGTATCTGCTGTTGTTGGATTTTCTCTGGCATACTGAACGGCATGAATTGTGCCGGCCAGCGCATTTGTTGTGTGATACGCCGGAGGTGGCCGCGCAAATGACGGTGGATATTGCCGCTGCCGGTGCGGCAGGCGGTGAGCCGGTGGATATTATGGATGCGGAGAGCCGAGCCAGCGACGAGGTTATTGCTCAGCGCGAGGAATCCCTGGCCCGGCAGCTTCAGGAGATGCGCCGGCGCAAAGCCCGGCTGGTGGATCCGCTGCAATTTGAGATGTCGATTCAGGCGCAGGATCTGGTGGATTGGCAGCCCATCTTCATGTGGGAGATGGGGCCGGCCAGTGAAAAGCAGCTGGATTGGCTGGAAAAGCACGGTATTTTACCCGATCAGGTTGATTGTGCCGGTAAGGCTAAGCTGCTTATTGAGCGTTTGCAGAAACGCCAGCAGCAGGGTTTGACCACGCCAAAGCAGATTCGAGTTTTGGAGCGTTATGGTTTCAAAAATGTGGGCGTATGGCCTTTTGAGGCAGCGAGTAATATGATTGCGCGCATTGCGGCGTTAGGTTGGCGAGGGGTGCCGCCGGGCGTGGTGGCCTCCGATTATAAGCCTGAATAAATGTAGAGGTATAAAGTATAGTGGGTGATTATAAGAAAAGTAAATATGATGTGCGCGAGTTGCTAGCCAATATCGATCCGGCGCTGCTGAATTATCAGGAGTGGCTGAATGTGGGCATGGTTCTCAAAGATGAGGGCGAGCCGGTAAGCCTTTGGGAGGATTGGAGCCGGCAGGACTTTGGCCGTTACCATGAAGGTGAGTGTGCCGCCAAGTGGCAGAGTTTTCATGGCAGCGCTTCGCCGGTGACGGTAGGGACGTTGGTGCAATATGCCAAGGATCAGGGCTGGAAGCCCCAGATGAACATAGATTTTGATTATGAGTTGGCTTGGGACGCTGTTATTGGTGATAATGCTGGTGAACCAATTAAGACAAGCTTGTTGCAAGAGCCGGCGGACGAGGTTTGGCGGCCGGTTGAGGATTTGACCAAGTATCTGCAAACGATTTTTTATGATGATGAGCGAGTAGGCTATGTGACCCACTTTAGGGTAGAAGAGCGGGACGGCGAGAAAAGTTACAAACCGACCAGGGGTATGTGGGATAGAACTGCCAAGCAGTTGATACGAAAGCTTTGGGATTATAGGAAAGAGTATTCAGATGATGAGGCGATCAAGCTGGTTTTTGGGGATTATCCCGCGGAGGCTGGGGCGTATGTCCGCTTTAATCCGCTGGACGGTAAGGGTGTAACAGACAACAATGTTACGGACTTTCGCTATGCATTGGTGGAGAGCGACAAGCAGAGTATTGAGCAACAATATGCGCTTATTCGTCAGTTGGAGTTGCCAGTTGCTTGTCTGGTTCATTCCGGCGGCAAGAGTTTGCACGCTATTGTTCGGGTGGAGGCCAACAGCGCCGAGCAGTATCGTGAGCGGGTGCGTTATCTTTACAATATTTGCGAAAAGCACGGCTTGGAGGTTGACCGGGCAAATAAAAATCCGGCCAGATTGTCAAGGTTGCCGGGAGTTAGGCGGAACGGGCGCAAGCAGTTTCTGGTAGCTGCGAATATTGGCAAAGGCAGCTGGCAGGAATGGCGCGAGTGGGTGGAGAGCGTTACCGATGATTTGCCGGAGCCGGAAAGTCTGCTGACTGTTTGGGATAAGCTGCCGGAGCTGTCGCCGCCGCTTATTGAGGGCGTACTGCGGCAGGGCCATAAAATGCTACTGGCCGGACCGAGTAAGGCAGGTAAGTCTTTCGCCCTTATTGAATTATGCTGTGCGATTGCCGAGGGCCGGCATTGGCTGAGCTGGCAGTGTGCGCAAGGGCGTGTTTTGTATGTGAATTTGGAGCTTGACCGGGCCAGTTGCCTGCACCGTTTCAAGGACGTTTACACGCGCTTGAATTGGCCGGCGGCTAATTTGCAGCATATAGATATTTGGAATCTGCGCGGCAATGCCGTGCCGATGGACAAGCTGGCGCCGAAGCTAATCCGCCGGGCGGCGCAGAAGAACTATCTGGCGGTGATTATCGACCCGATTTATAAGGTGATTACCGGGGATGAAAACAGCGCCGACCAGATGGCCAATTTCTGCAATCAGTTTGATAAGGTCTGCACGGAGTTAGGCTGCGCTGTGATTTATTGCCACCACCATAGCAAGGGCTATCAGGGGAGTAAGCGTAGTATGGACAGGGCCAGCGGCAGCGGCGTCTTTGCCCGCGATCCTGATGCGCTGCTTGACTTGATTGAATTATCTGCACCGCCTGGGCAGACTGGGGCTACGGCCTGGCGCGTGGAGGGAACGCTCAGGGAGTTTCCCAAATTTGAGCCGGTGAACATTTGGTTCGAATATCCGGTGCATATGCTGGATACGATCGGCTGTTTGCAGGATGTACCGCCGGAATCTGAGCGGCCGGACTGGCAGAAGAATTTTCAGAAGAAGAAGTCGCCGGAGGATAGGCAGCAGGAACGAAAAGAAACGGTAGAAACGGCCTATGAGATGTGTAAAATTGAGGGTGAAGTAACCGTAAAGAGTATGGCGGAATATTTGGGCGTAACCGAAAAAACAGTCCGCAGCCGTCTGAAAGAGCATGGCGGATTTTGGATAGATGAGGGGCAAGTTGGCAAAAAATGATGGGGAAAATACCGATAATTTTCCTTTCCTTTACAGGGAAAATATCGAAGAATTTCCTTTCCCACATAGGGAAAATATCGGTGATTTTCCTTTCTTCCCTGAGAGGGAAAAAGTCGAGAATTTTCGAGAATTTCCCTAGGGAAGAAAATACTACCCCCTAAAGGGGGTACCCTACCGGGTTTCCCTGACGGTCAACGGGGGAGTAGTCGTGCGAAGCTTACGCACGACGCCTCCTCCCCTGACGTTGACAAAAGCATGATTTTTTGAAAGGAGCGAGGAATGACCTTAAAGGAATTGTCGCAGTTGTATTATCTTAAACGTGAAATTGCCATGGACAGAGAGCGTTTGGCAGAATTGGAACAAAAAGCGCTTCCTGGGGCGCAGGTGATGAGCGGTATGCCAGCCAGCCCCAATGTGGGCGATAAGTTGGCCAAGTATGCGGTGGAGATTGCTGATCTGAGAGCGGTTATTGAGGAAAAATGCCGCCGCTGTCTGGCCGAACAGCAGAGGTTGGAGAAATACATAGCCGGCATTGAAGACAGCTTTATCCGCCAGATATTTACCTGCCGTTTTGTGGATGGACTGACCTGGCAGCAGGTGGCGCAAAAGCTGGGCGGTAAAAACTCAGCGGATGGCGTGCGAATGTTGTCGAAAAGATTTTTGGCCAAAAACTAAAGTTGTTCGTTTTGTTCGCTTTATCTGTGCTAAAATGGTATTGTGAAAAGCTGGCACAGGAATGGAATGTGCCGGCTTATTATTTTGAGCAAAGGGGGCTGCTTGTGAACGCTAAACAGAAACGCTTTTGTGATGAGTACCTGATTGACTGCAACGCTACGCAGGCAGCAATCCGAGCCGGATATTCAGCCAGAACAGCTTATTCGATTGGTGTGGAGAACCTGAAAAAACCTGAACTGCAAGCCTACATCACTTCGGAGCTTGAGCGGCTGCACACCGAGCGAACGGCCAACGCGCAGGAGGTCTTGGAGTATCTGACGGCAGTAATGCGCGGCCAGCATACCGAACAGACGCTTATTAGTATTGGCGATGGTGTGCAGAAAATTGGCAATATTGAGGTGGGCGCTAAAGACCGGCTGAAAGCGGCAGAGCTGATTGGTAAGCGTTACGGCCTGTTCAAAGAGGGGTTAGAGGTAGCCGGCGTGGTGCCGGTAGTGATTGCAGGGGAGAATGAACTTGAAAACTAATAGCAAAATATTGCGGCTGCCGGAAGTGGTTGGCCGGGGCTATGCCAGATTCTGGCACTGGCGCGGACGTTACCGGGTGGTGAAAGGTAGCCGGGCCAGCAAGAAAAGCAAAACCGCCGCCCTTTGGTTTATTGTCAACCTGATGAAGTACCACGAGGCCAATCTGCTGGTGGTGCGCAAGGTTTTCCGTACCCTCAAGGACAGCTGCTTTACCGAGCTTAAATGGGCCATTAACCGGCTTGGTGTGGCCGAATATTGGGAAATCAAGGAAAGCCCTCTGGAAATGACCTACAAGCCAACTGGGCAGAAGATTTATTTTCGGGGATTGGACGATCCTTTGAAAATTACTTCAGTGACGGTGGAGCATGGTTTTCTCTGCTGGGCTTGGGTGGAGGAAGCCTATGAAATCAGCAAAGAGGCCGACTTCAATATGCTGGATGAGAGTATCCGCGGCGCTATACCGGAAACCAGCGGACTTTTTAAGCAGCTGACGCTGACGTTCAATCCTTGGAATGAGCAGCACTGGCTGAAGAAGCGGTTTTTTGATAATCCGGACGCTGAAACGCTGGCCATGACCACTAACTACACTTGCAATGAGTGGTTGGATAAGGCGGATCAGCAGATGTTTGAGGATATGCGGCAGCGAAATCCGCGGCGGTACCGGGTGGCCGGGCTTGGCGATTGTGGTGTGGCAGAAGGCCTGATTTATGAAAATTGGCAGGAGTATATTTTCAGCTTTGACGAGGTGCGGCAGCTGCCCGGCGTGCAGTCGGCATTTGGTTTAGACTTTGGCTATGCCAACGACCCAACGGCTTTGTTTTGTGGTTTGGTGGATATGGGCAGCAAGACAATTTGGGTGTTTGATGAGATTTACCAGCGCGGCATGAGTAACGAGCGGATCGCGGCGGCGATAAGTAAAGCCGGTTACGCCAAGGAAAAAATCCGGGCGGATAGTGCCGAACCGAAAAGCATTGACCGGCTGCGTGAGTTGGGCATTGCGCGGATCTGTAAGGCGCGCAAAGGCAAGGACAGTATCAATAACGGCATTGATTTTATTCAGGATTTTCAAATTCTGGTGCATCCGCGGTGTGTGAATTTTCTCACTGAGATTGGCCAATATGTGTGGGATACTGACCGCCAGACAGGGCGAGTGCTGAACCGGCCGGCTGATGCTAACAATCACCTGATGGACGCGATGCGCTACGCCTTGGAGGATTTGAGCCGGGGCGAAACATTTAGCTTTGATTAAGGAGTGACACAATGTATCTTTGGGATAAAATCAGCAGCCTTTTCCGGCGTGGTGCTGCCAGTGAAGCAGATGCAGAGCTGCCTGACAAAAAACTGCTGGAAAGAGAGATTGCCGCCTGGTTGGGCAGCTCGGAGCGGATTTGGCAGATAAAGGGGCATTTGTATTACAACAACGAGCATGATATTTTGAGCCGCCGGCGTACGGCCATTGGCGAGAATGGTCAGCTAACGCCGGTAGATAATCTGCCGAATAATCGGGTTGTCGACAATCAGTATGCTAAGCTGGTCAACCAAAAGGCTAATTATCTGCTGGGTCAGCCGTTCGTTTTGGAAAGTAAAAACGAGCAGTATGCGGAACTGCTGAAAGAAACATTGGATAAGCGTTTCATGCGCACTCTGAAAAATGCCGGTAAAGCGGCGTTGAATGGCGGCATTGCCTGGCTTTATCCCTATTATGCCGCGGACGGACAATTCTCTTTTCGGGTGTTTCCGGCTTATGAGATATTGCCTTTTTGGCAAGACAGCGAGCATAGTGTTTTGAGTTGGGCAGTGCGGTTTTATCAGGTGTGGGATTTGACTAATGGACGTAGAGAGCTGCGCGATAAGGTTGAAGTTTATTCCTTGCATGGCGTACAGCGGTATATCTGGCAGGGCGGCAGTTTGAAGCCTGATAAGGCAGCGATGGACAGGCTTCCCTATTTGCGAAGCGAGGCTGGAGCGTTTAATTGGCAGCATTTACCGCTGATTCCGCTGAAGTATAACGAGGGTGAAACCTCATTGCTGCGACGGGTGAAAAGCTTGCAGGACGGCATTAACGTAATGTTGTCGGACTTTGAAAATAATATGCAGGAGGATGCGCGCAACACCATTTTGGTGATTAAGAATTATGACGGCACTAATTTGGGAGAGTTCCGGCGGAATTTAGCTACTTACGGCGCGGTTAAGGTGCGTTATGACGGTGAAACTAAGGGCGGCGTTGAAACGCTGGAAATCAATGTCAATGCTGAGAATTACAAGGCCATTCTGGAGCTTTTTAAGAAGGCGTTGATTGAAAATGGTCTGGGCTTTGACGCTAAGGATGACAGGCTTTCCGGCAATCCGAACCAGATGAATATTCAGAGTATGTATTCGGACATTGATTTGGACGCCAACGATATGGAAACGGAGCTGCAAGCGGCCTTTGCGGATATTCTCTGGTTCGTCAACTGCCATTTGGCCAACACCGGCAAGGGTGATTTTTTCGGTGAGCAGGTCAATGTGATTTTCAATCGGGATATGCTTATGGACGAGAGCAGCATTATTGCTAACTGCCGCCAGTCAGTCGGGATTTTGTCTGATGAAACGATTATCGGCCAGCACCCGTGGGTGGATGACGTGCAGCAAGAGCTGGACAGGCTGGCCAAGCAGCGGCAGGCGGAGCAATCGGCGGAATATGAACCGTTTGTTAAAGATAATGGCAAGGGAGTGGGTGAGATGAATGAAGAAGATTAAGATTTTATCTATTCCTGTTGAAGTGGAATATACCAAACCAATTTTAGGGCGGCTGTTAGTTTTTTATACGTTTCTAAGATTGATAAGGTTAAAAAAATGCACTCTAAAAAATAGAGGTCGATTAGTAGGCAGTTTTTATTATCTGATTATTCCCCGCTTTGTGAAAGGCAGTGGAGTGAATGAAAACCAGTGAGTATTGGCGAGAAAGATTTGTGCAGCTTGAGCAGGCGCAGAACCAGCTGGCGCAAGTCGGCCGGCAGCAGATAGAGCGGCATTATAGGCTGGCGCAGCGCGAATTGGATGACCAAATTCGGGTTTGGTATCAGCGTTTAGCAGATAATAACGAAATATCGCTGGCCGAGGCCAGACGTTGGTTATCAGGTGATGAGTTGGCCGAATTTAAGTGGGACGTGCAAGAATATATTAAGCGCGGGACGGAAAATGCCATAGACGGCCAATGGGCGAAGCAGTTGGAAAACGCCAGCGCCAAGTTCCATATATCCCGCTTGGAGGCGTTGAAAATCCGCACTCAGCAGAGCATGGAGCAGCTTTTTGCCAAGCAGCATGGGGTTGTGGGCAATACTTTGGGCGAGGTTTACCGCAGCGGTTATTATCATACGGCGTTTGAATTGCAGAAAGGCTTTGCGATTGGCTGGGATATTGCCGGCATTGACCAGCAGCAGTTGGAAAAGGTGTTGGCCAAGCCTTGGGCGGTGGACGGACGAAATTTTTCCGAGCGGATTTGGGGCAATAAGGACAAGCTGATTGCGGAAGTACATACTGAACTGACGCGCAACATTATGCTGGGGCAAGACCCACAACAGGCCATTGACACGATTGCCCGGAAAATGAACACGTCTAAAACCAACGCTGGACGGCTGGTGATGACCGAAGAAGCCTACTTCAGCAGCTTGGCGCAGAGGGATTGTTTTCACGATTTGGGCGTTGAGCAGTTTGAGATTGTGGCCACGCTGGACAGTCACACTTCGGAGATTTGCCAAGAGGCGGACGGGCAGGTGCGGCCGATGAGCGAGTTTGAACCGGGTGTTACCGCGCCGCCTTTTCATGTGAATTGCCGCAGCACTACGGTGCCGTATTTTGATGACGATTTTGGCAGTATTGGTGAAAGAGCAGCTAGGGATAGTGAAACGGGCAAGACGTATTACGTTCCGGCGGATATGACGTATAAAGAATGGGCTGAAGCCTTTACTGAGGGTGATAAAACAGGCTTGCAGGAGGTTGCCGGGAGTGGTATAATAAAGACAGTTCAAGATTGTAATAACTTTGATGATTTAGCTAATTATTTATCTTCTGTTTATGAAATTGATATGTCTGCCGATGTAATGCAGCTTGATTTTATGGCGGTTAAATATGCAATGCAGGGTGTGGAAACGATATTTTCTGAATATCTTGATGTTGGCAAATTGATTAATGAAGCCGTTACTTGCAATACGGGTGTTATGTCCTGTTCTGGCAAGCAGTTAACATTTAACCCGGTTTATTTTGGTGATGTGCAAAAAATTACTGATATTTGCCGAGAACAGTCGGCTTGCCGGCATTGGGTGCCTAACAGTTCTCTTGCTTCTGTGGGTGCGCATGAGGCCGGACACGGCGTTGAATGGGCTTTGATACAGGCTAATCCGGCTTATAGTTATGATTTTGAACGTGTGCTTGCATGGAATAATTGCAGCGAGGCAAAAGCGATTATTTCACAGGCTTGCAAGAATATTAAGCGTACGGAATTTGGCAAGAAAAAGGTTAATGCTGTTTTAATCCAAAGTATTTCAAGGTATGCAAGCAAAAATGCTTCTGAAACAATGGCCGAGGCTTTTGCTGATGTTTATGCAAATGGTGCTGACGCTAATCCGTTGTCGATTGAAATAAAACGGTTGGTTGCTGAAAAAATGCAGTATTATAAGGGGTTGGGTTGATATGTTTTCCAAAGGAATTGAAACTATGGAACAAATGCCATGGTTGGAATATGCAACTTATGATGAAAATGGTTTTGTGAATGGTGTTTGTGATGATACGCCTGATAATATTAAAAAACTTTATGAAAAAAGCCAGAAAGAAATGCAATCTATAATAGCTAACGGCAAGATGATTGCTAAGTAGAGGTAAAGCAATGATAGGAAGACAAATGAAAAAGCGGATAGAAACCATAGCGAGTTTGAAACCGGAAAGCGGCGAGATTTATGTTATAATTGGCAGCCGCAGATATTTTCTGGCGAGTTGCAATGTAACCATTGACATCAAACAACATTCGACGCAGGTTAATACTATTGGTTCGCTAAACGCACAATATAAAAACATTTTCGCCTCGGTTGTTTTTTGCGTCGATTTAGAACACTCCGAGCATTGCAGCGCAGAAACCATTGAACAGGCGGAAAATTATGAAATCGTCTGCGAGTTTCCAACTGGCATAAATGAAACTGAAAAAATCAAGTTGGAAAGATTTGTGTCAGCAGATGTTGACTTCTTTGCTAACGAGTGGGTATTTGAGATTGCCGACCAAAACATGATAAGGAATTTGTTAAGGTTTGCATAAAACTTTATCTAACAATTGAATAATTTTTTAAGCACTGTGTTTTATACATGGTGTTTTTATTATGCTTAAAAAATTTAAGGAGGTAAAAAACATGAACAAAGAGGAATTGCTGTCGCTGGGCTTGACGGAGGAGCAGGCGGAAAAGGTGCTGGCGGAAATGGGCAATTTGCAAAAATCGCTGAAAGAGCGGGATAAGCAACTGTCCGAACTGCAAAAGGCGGCGGTTGGCAATGAGGAACTGCAAAAACAGATTGCCGATTTGCAGAAGCAGAACGCCGAGCAGGAAAAAGCGCACAAGGCGGAACTGGCGCAGGTAAAGCTGGATAACGCCATTGACGGCGCTTTGACGGCAGCCGGCGCCAAGAACAACAAAGCGGCGCGCGCCCTGTTGGATTTGTCCAAGGTGCAGCTGGGGGAGGACGGCAAATTGCAGGGCTGGCAGGAGCAGCTGGAGGCATTGCAGAAGTCGGACGGCTATCTGTTTGCGGCAGCCAGCGGCACAACATTCCGCGGTTTTCAGCCGGGAGCCAGTGGCAGCGTGCCGCCGAACCGCAGCGTTGACGTCAGCAAAATGAACTATGAAGAACTTTGCGCCTATATGGAGCAGAACCCGGGCGCAGAATTGAAGTAACAGAAAGGAAGATGTTAAATGCCAAATACAAAATTTGACGCGAAAAGTTTTAACCCACAAGCGTTTCGCTATATGGTTGGCCGCGTGCCTAACCTGCGCATGAATGAGATTAAGAAGTCTAAGGCGCTGGCCGGCAATCCTGATATTCGGGCGGCTTTTAGTTCCCAAAATGGCACAGGCTATTCCCGAATTGCCATGCGTGGCCTGCTTGACGGCGAGGCGGTGAATTATGACGGCAGCACAGATATTTTGGCCACCAGCACTAAGACGTTCGAGCAGGGCGTGGTGGTAGTTGGCCGTGCCAAGGCATGGCTGGAAAAGGACTTTAGCTTTGACATCACCGGCGGCGTGGATTTTATGCAGAACGTGGCCGAGCAGGTGGCGGAATATCTGGACGGTTTGGACGAAAAGACTATTTTGGCTGTACTGGACGGTGTTTTTGCTATGACCGGCACGAAAAACAAAGAATTTGTCGACCGGCACACCTATGACGTAACCGGGCAGGGTGACGGTCGGATTACGGCCAGCACTCTGAACAGTGCGGTTAATCAGGCCTGCGGTGCGAACAAAAAGAAGTTCAGTCTGGTATTTATGCACTCTGATGTGGCGACTAATTTGGAAAATCTGAATTTGGTATCCTATCTGAAATACACCGACAGCGAGGGCGTGCAGCGCGACTTGGAACTTTATACCTGGAACGGCAAGCTGGTGGTGGTCAGTGACGAAATGCTGGTGAAAGAAGTTGCAGCTACGGAGAGTACCGAGGGCGCCGAGGACAGCGAAACATTTACCGCTTATACCACTTATGTTATGGGCGCCGGGGCGATTGCCTTTGAAGATATTGGCGCGAAAGTGCCGATTGAGATGGACCGCGACCCGGGTAAAAATGGCGGTGAGGATACGCTTTATGTTCGGCAGCGCAAGGTTTTTGCACCGTTTGGTATTTCTTATGAGAAAAAGGTGCAGGCCAGCAATTCGCCTACTGACGAGGAATTGCAGAACGGTCAGAATTGGACGTTGGTACATTCCGGCGAAACCAAAGAAAGCGACCGCTCTTACATCAATCACAAGGCCATTCCGCTGGCCAGAATTATTTCGCGAGGCTAGTTATGGCGGATTTGCTTTTGGCTGCCAAAAAACGGCTGCAAAGTTTTGGTTATGAATTGCGAGAGGGCGACGATGCACTGCTGGCCTTTGCGGTGCAAAAGGCGGAAAACACAATCAAGAATGACTGCAACGTGGCCGCCGTGCCGGAGGGTTTGCTGAATATTGCTGTGGATATGGCGGTTGGCGAGTTTTTGCAAGCCAAGAAAGTTTTTGCGCCAGAGGATTTGACCGGTTTGGATTTGGAGGCGGCGGTCAAGCAAATTCAAGCCGGCGATACAACGGTTATGTTTGCGACCGCAGGTAGTGAGGGCAGCAGCACACCGGAGCAGCGGCTGAACATCTTAATTGATTGGCTGCTGACCTATGGGTGCAGTGAATTCTCCTGTTATCGTCGGGTTAGGTGGTGATTGCATGAACGCTTGGGATAGGGTCAGAAAAGCCATTGAAAGTCAGTATACCGGCGTTTGTACGGTTATTGAATATGGCAAAGTTCGGGACGCAGTCACGAAAATAACCCGTCACGGTGAAATGGTGGTGCTGGACAGGCAGCCCTGCAAGTTAAGCTTTGAGAAAACAGCGGCGGCGGTGCAGACGGATACTGCGGCGGCTGTGGGGCAGGGGGTGAAGCTGTTTATTGCGCCGGAGGTTGCGGTGAAGCCGGGTTCTAAAATCATTGTGGAACAGAACGGCAGAGTTGGGGAATATCTGGCCAGCGGCGAGCCGGCAGTGTATTCTTCACATCAGGAGATTGCTTTGGAACTCTTTCGGGGGTGGGCGTAATGGCTGGCCGTTGGGGTAATGTGGATTTTCGGCAGTTGCAACAACTGGAGCGACAGCTTGACAAGCTGGAGAAAGCCGATTTTGATAAATTTTGTCGTGACGCAGCTAAGGAGTTGGCCGGGCGTTTGCTTAATAAGGTGGTTAAACGTACGCCGGTGGGTGATTATTCGGGCGACACTTATGTTTGCGAAACTGGGCAGGCGCACAAGGGGCGGTATTTACCTGGTAAAGTTGGCGGCACCCTGCGGCGCGGTTGGACCGTCGGTGAGGTTATAAAGGAGGGAGACTGCTATCAGGTGGAGATTATAAACCCGGTGGAATACGCTCCCTATGTGGAATATGGCCATAGAACAGCCAATCATAAAGGCTGGGTTTCAGGGCATTTTATGCTGACCATTTCCACGCAGGAGGTGGAAAACCTGATGCCGGCGCTGCTGGAAAAAAGATTGTATGAACTGATAAAGAGGTTGTTTTAATGTTGAGTGTAACGAATGAGATTATCAAAGGTGTGGCGCGGCAGCTGAACGCGGCTTTTGGTGACGGTTACGAAATATATCAAAACATGGTGCAGCAAGGTTTGCAAGAGCCTTGCTTTTTTATTGGCGTTTTGCAGCCGGAACAGCAGCCGCTTTTAGGCAGCCGGGCGCTGCGCCGTAATCCTTTGGTAATTCAGTATTTTCCGCGTGCTGACGGCGATAACGCCGAAATGCTGGAGGCGGCAGAAAAACTGCTGGAGAATTTGGAGTTTATTCAACTGTTGGACGGTGATTGGCTGCATGGCACCAATATGCGCTATGAAATACAGAACGGTATTTTGCACTTTTTTGTCAATTTCAATCTGACGGTCAACCGCTTGCAGCAGGAGCAGAACATGGAAGATTTAAGTTTTGAACAGGGCATAAACAGGGAGAAAATAAAGGAGTGATTTTATGGCTTTAGGTGGCGGCACTTTTTTAGTGCAGAATAAAGTTTTGCCGGGCGCTTACATGAACTTTGTATCTGTTGCGCAGGCCAGCGCAACATTGTCCGACCGCGGCGTGGCCACGCTGCCGTTGGCTTTGGATTGGGGCGCGGAGAACCAAATGTTCACGGTGGAATTGAACGAATTTTTGAAAGACAGTCAGAAGCTTTTTGGTTATGCTTATACGGCGGACGAACTTATGCCGGTGTGGGAGATTTTTAAGCACGCCAAGACGGTGCATTTTTTCCGGCTGAATTTGGGCGGCAAAAAGGCGGCTAACGAATGGGCGCGGGCTAAGTATCCCGGCAAAAGGGGCAATGCCCTGCGGCTGGTGATTGAGGAAAACTCGGTCGATGGTGAGGACGCGCCGCTTTATGACGTAACGACTTATCTGGATACGGTTCAGGTGGATAAGCAGCTGAATATTGCGGCTATGGCTGATTTGCAGCCCAACGCTTATTTGGATTGGTTGGCGGAGGCAGAATTGGCAGCCACGGCCGGCGCGCCGCTGACCGGCGGCGAAAACGGCGCGGTGGAGGACGCGGCCTATCAGACCTATTTGGATCAGGCGGAAAATTACAGTTACAACGCTATGGGCTGCACATCTACTAACGCGGTGGTTAAAGCTTTGTTTGTGGCTTATGTGCGGCGAATGCGCGATGACTGCGGCAAGAAATTCCAGTTGGCGCTGTTTAATCAGCTGGCCGATTATGAGGGCGTTATCAGCGTGAAAAATGGCCTGGCGGGGGATAAGGAAAGCGCGGCGCTGGTGCCTTGGGTGACCGGCGTGGCGGCCGGGACTAATGTCAATAAATCGGCCGCTAACATGACCTATGACGGCGAGTATGCGATTGATATTGAGTACACCCAAACCCAGCTGGAAAACGGCATTAAAGAGGGCAGTTTTATGTTCCACAAGGTGGATAATCAGGCGGTGGTGCTGTCGGATATTAACACCTTCGTTTCGATTACAGATGAGAAGTCAGCGGACTTTTCCAGCAATCAGACCATGCGCGTGCTTGACCAGATTGCTAATGACATTGCGCTGCTGTTTGCGCAGAAGTATTTGGGCAAGGTGCCGAATGATGCGGCCGGGCGGATCAGCCTGTGGAATGACATTGTCAAACATCATCAGGAACTGCAAACCATTCGGGCGATTGAGAATTTCAGCCCGGAAAATGTGCAGGTGGAGCGCGGCGACACCAAAAAGGCGGTGCTGGTGACGGATTACGTCACGCCGGTAAACGCTATGGAACAGTTGTATATGACAGTTTATGTAGAGTAGAGTATTCCATTTGCTTAAATAAATTCACACTAAACTCTGCCTGCTCCAGCTTCGCTGTGTTGGCAGTCGTTAAGTGTTCATTGAGGAGGGATTTTATGGCGCAGACTATGCACGCCAAGGATACGGTGGCGGCTTCGCTGGCGGAGTGTTTTATCACCATTGAGGGTAATCGTTATAATTTTATGCAGGCTATCAATTTGGAGGCCAGCTTTACCAAGAAAAAGGGCGAGGTGCCTATTTTGGGACGAACCGGCAAAGGCAATAAGGCCGTGGGCTGGAGCGGCACAGGCAAGGCCACCTTTCATTATGCCAGTTCTATTTTTCGCAGTCTGATGAAACGGTATAAGGAAACTGGCGAGGACGTTTATTTTGATATTCAAGTGACCAATGAGGACCCCACAAGCAATGTGGGGCGGCAGACCGTGATTTTGAAAGACTGCAACATTGACGGCGGCACGTTGACCAAGTTCGACGCTGACGCGGAATATTTGGACGAGGAACTGAACTTTACTTTTGAAGATTTTGAGATGCCGGAAACATTCAATAATCTGGACGGCATGCTGTAAAAAATGGGAGGGATTTATTATGAGTTTATCTGCTTTTTTGGCTGAAAACGCTGTGGCTGTTGAAAATGTTAAGTATGTAGCGTCCAAGCGTTTCCGCAAGAATGATGAGCCTGTGGCTTGGGAAATCAAGGTTATCACCGGCGCGGAGGACGAGGCGTTGCGCAAGGCCTGCGTAAAGCGCGCGCCGCTGCCCGGCCGCCGCAATCAGTATCAGCGTGAAACGGATTTGGATATGTATTTGGGCAAGCTGGCCGCGGCCTGCACGGTTTATCCCAATTTGAATGACGCGGCCTTGCAGCAAAGCTATCATGTTATGGGTGCGGAGCAGCTGCTGAAGACCATGCTCACGCCGGGCGAATATACCGACTATGTGAACAAGGTGCAGGAGGTTTGCGGCTTTGACATATCCTTGCAGGACGAGGTGGACGAGGCAAAAAACTGATTGAAAGCGGCGATTGGGAGGCGAATATCTGTTATTACTGCCTGCACGAACTGCATATTTTGCCGCATGAGTTTCTCAATCTGCCGCGACAGGAAAGAATTTATATCATTGCCGCTGTGCAGAAATATCAGGAAGATTACAAGGAGCGAGAGCGCGAGGCGGAAATGCAGCCTAAACATGGGCGAATACGAAGAAGATAAGGTGGTGATTTTATGGCGACAGTGCGCGCGTCCTTGGCGCTTTATGACGGCATGACCAATCCGTTGATGAGTATTCACCGGGCTTTGAATATCGTGCTGAACTCTTTCGAGGCGGTGCAGGACCGGTCAGGCCGGGCGATTGACGTGCAGTCTATTCAACAGGCAAGGGAGGAACTGGCGCGGGCGTCGACGGCTTTTAACAATATTGGGGCTAACACCCAGCGGGCCAGTATTGAGCAAACGGATTTTAACCGTAACATTCGCGACGGTACGACGGCGGCTGACAGTCTGCACGGCAGTTTTAAGGGCATATTGGCCACGGTAGGCAGTCTGGCTAGCGTGAAGATGGCGCTTAACTGGGTGCAGGAAAATCTGCGGCTATCGGATATTCAGCGCAACGCCGAGCGGCAGCTACAAACGGTTCTGCGAAATATGGGTGCGCAGGAGGTGAAAATGCCGGTTAATGCCAGTGTGGATTTGACGGCTAATGCAGAAGTTAGGGCCAGTGACGAGGGGATTTCCGACTATGCTGAACAGCTGGCTGCTCTGGATAACCAGACTTTGAATAACACGCTGGCATTGGACACGGCATTGGCAGCAAGGAATTACGCCGGTTTTTCTGCTGAAATTGCCGATAAAGTTTTGAATAACACTCTGGTTTTGGACACGGCAGAAGCGGCTGATATTTACAATAATTTTGCGGATAAGCAGATTGAAGTTACTTTGCTGGCGGATTCTGCTCCGGCAGTTTCCGCTTTTGAAGCTATCAAGACCAAGGCGGCGGAAATTCAGGGACGCGGTATGTTTGGTGACGAAGCCATGATTGCCGGCGCAGCTGAACTGGCTACTTATTTTTCGGACGCCGAGGCGGTTATGAGCATGATGGATACGCTCTCTAATTATGCGGCCGGTATGTCGCTGGGGCAGGAAGTGGACAGCCGTCAAATGGTTGACTATGCCACCAACCTTGGCAAAATCACTACCGGAACTTATACCGCTATGTCGCAAAAGGGTTTTCAGTTCAGCGACGCGCAAAAGGCGATTATCGAGGGGACGGCTACTCAAGCCCAGCTTGTTGAGGTATTGGGCGACGAATATATGCGCATGAGCGCGGATATGCAGACTGCGGCCACAATTAATCAGGTAATAGCCGAAAGCTGGGATAATATGTACGAGGCTATGAGTAATACGCCAAGCGGCAGGATTGCTCAGCTGAAAAATGCGTTGGGTGATGTGCGCGAGGTGTTGGGCGACCGGCTTTATCCGGCGGTTTTGCAATTTGTGGACGCGTTTGGCAGCCATTTACCGCAGGTTGAGAGTATCATGGGCGGCATAGCTAACGCTTGTTCTCTGTTGATTAGGATTATGACGGTGGGATTTACGCTGGCTGTGACGGTAGGCGGCGCTATTGCCGATAATTGGAGTGTTATTGGCCCTTTGGTTTACGGCGCAGCGTCGGCCATGCTGTTCTATTTAGGCGCAACTAAAGGTGTGGCGTTGGCACTGGCTGCTACGGAGATTATTGTTCATTCTTATTACACAGCGATAAGTTTGTTATCAGTAGGTTATGGAGTTTTAACTGGCAGTACTGGAGCAGCAGCAATGGCTACTTCCGCATTTAATTCTGCTTTAATGGCTTGCCCAATAACTTGGCTGATTATGGGATTTTTTGCAGTTATAGCCGTTGTTTATGCGGTTGTGGAGGCAATAAATCATTTTGCCGGAACAAGCATATCTGCGACCGGTCTTATCTGCGGCGCGATTGCGGCAGCAGGGGCTTTTATCGGCAATATATTTATGGCTGGTTTAGAGCTGATATTGGGCGTTTTTGCCAGTGTGTATAATGCTATTGCAGCCCTTGTGAATTTCGGTTATAATGCGTTTCATGATTTTGGCAGCGCGGTTGCGCACCTGTTTTTTGATTTGGTGGATAATATTTTGTCAATGCTGCAAAGTCTTGCCTCTACTATTGATATAATTTTTGGCAAAGGTCTGGCGGATAAAGTGCAGGGCTGGCGGGATTCTCTTTCTGGCTGGGTTGACGATAAATTTGGCGCCGAGGTTGAAATTATGGGTAGGTTTGATACCGCCGATTTTTTATCTGATTATCGTTTGGAATACGGCAGCGCTTTTGACTTTGGCTATGATTTTGGCAAAAATCTGGCCGACAAATTTAAGCTGCCAAGTTTGGAAGATTTGTTTCCGGATATGCCGACTGATGACATTGCTGATGTGTTAGACGGCATTTATACCAATGTTCAGGACGTGGCCGGCAATACTGCGGCAATGAATGATGCGTTGGATATGACGGGCGAAGATTTGAAATATATGCGAGATATTGCCGAGCGCGACACGGTAAACCGCTACACCACGGCTGAAATAGTTCTCAATATGGGCGGCATTACCAATAATGTCAGCAAAATGGACGATTTGGACGGTATCATAACGCACATTGTGGACGGTGTGAATGAAGCTGTCGAGATTGCGTCGGAGGGGTTGCATATATGAGCCAATACGATTTTTATTTAGACGGTCTGCTGCTGCCGGTGGCGCCGGGCGAGTTAAAAATGAGCATTGCCAATCAGAACAGCGCCTATGTTTTAGTCGACCAGGGCGAAATCAACCTCTTAAAGCGTGCCGGGCTGACGGAAATTGAATTTGAATGTCTGCTGCCGCAGGTGGGTTATCCATTTGCGGTCTATGTGGGCGGCTTCAAGCCTGCGGCCTACTATCTGGCGCATTTTGAGCAGCTGAAAGTCAACTGCAAACCCTTTCAATTCATTGTGTCAAGGGTCATGCCGTCAGGTAAAGTTTTGTTCAGCAACAATATCAAGGTCAGTCTGGAGGATTACACAATCACGGAGAGCGCCGACAACGGCTTTGATGTGACTGTGAAAATCCGCTTGAAACAGTATCGGGATTACGGCACGCAGTCGTTGCAGTTAAGTCAGACGGCAGAGGGCGACACTCTAATGGGGGTATCAAACAGCCGGGCGGCGGATAATGCGCCGGAACCGGATGAATTAAGGAGGGCGGCATGGCAGCAGTAACATTGATGATAACTAACGAGAAAGGATTGGATTTTTTTCCGCCAACGGTGGAGGGCATACAGTTGTCCTCCAGCCGCCGCGGATCCCCTGGCACGCTGAAATTTACGGTGCTGAAAGACGAAGCCATGGGCGAAATCGGCGGTTTTGCCGAGGGTTCGTCAGTGACATTGCAGGTGGACGACAAGCCGCTGTTTTTCGGCTATATCTTTGTTAAACGCCGGGACAAGTCCGGGGCGATTGAGTGTACGGCCTATGACCAGATACGCTATTTGAAAAATAAGGATATTTACGTTTATGAGGATAAAACGGCGGCGGAGGTGGTACAAATGCTGGCGGAGGATTATGGGTTGAAGCTGGGCGAGGTGGAGCAGACCCAATACAAAATTGCCAGCCGCACCGAAGAAAACGTGACTTTGCTGGATATGATAGAAACGGCGCTGGATTTGGAGTTAAGCCATAAGGGGCATATGTTTGTCCTCTATGACGATTATGGCAGTTTGACATTGAAAAACATTGCCAATATGCGTCTGGACCTGCTGATTAATTCGGCGGCGGCGGAAAATTTCGACTACACCAGCAGCATTGACGAGCAGACGTATAATCAGATTAAGCTGGCCTATGCCAACAAGGAAACCGGCAAATGGGAAACCTACATTGCCAAGGACGGCGAACACATCAACCTCTGGGGGCTGCTGCAATATTTCGACACGCTGGAAAAGGACGAAAATGGCCAAGCCAAGGCGGACGCGCTTTTGCAGCTTTATAACAGCAAAACGCGCAGGCTGAAAATCAGCAATGCGCTGGGGGACGTGAGAGTGCGCGCCGGCTGTCTGGTTGGCGTGGCGCTGGATTTGGGGGATATTATAGCCAACACCTATATGCTGGTAGAGAAAGTAACCCATACATTCAAGGAGAGCGAGCATTTTATGGATTTGACTTTGCGCGGCGGTGAGTTTATCGCATAGAGGGGAGAGGTTAAAAAAATGGCAGCTGATTACAGCGAACTTTTACAGGCATTGAAACGGGCGGCGGTGGAAGCGGTGGAGGCCGGCAAGCCGGCGGCATTTTGCTATGGCACAGTAACCGGCGTGGAGCCGCTGCAAATTATGGCCGACCAGAAGCTGCCGCTGGGCGAAAAGCAGCTGGAACTGACCAGGGCGGTGCAGGATTGCTGGCTGGACGTGGAAATCTGTACGCATACCGAAAATGACGCGTTCATGAACGGCAAACATACCCACGCCATAAGCGACACCTATACCGGCGGCGGCAGCTGTGACAATGGCAATCTGGATACCACGCATAAGCACGCCATTAAGGGCCGCAAGAAGCTGCGGATTTATAACGGTCTGCAGGTTGGCGAAAGGGTTTTGCTGCTGCGCTGGCCGGGCGGCCAGAAATATCTGGTGCTGGACAGAGTGTCGTCGGCGGTTACCAAGGGGGATTGGCAATGATACCAAGTATTACGCCGCTGCTGAACAGCGAACTGAAAATTGCCGAGCAGCCAACGCTGACCTGGGGGCTGAATTTGCAGGAGGGGGACGACCGGGTGCGCGGACGGACGGATAATTTGGCGGCCATGCGGCAGGCGGTGTATAAAATCATCAACACGGAGCGTTACAACTACCTGATTTATTCCTATCCTTATGGCGTTGAACTGGCCGACCTGTTTGGTCAGCCGGTTTCTCTGGTCTGTCCGGAGATTGAACGGCGGATAACCGAAGCGTTAATGCAGGACGGGCGCATAACCGGGGTTAGCGGCTTTGAGTTCGATTTGCCGCAGCGAAGCGTGGTTCACATTAAATTTGAGGTACAGACGATTTTTGGCAACCTGACAGCGGAAAGGACGGTGAATTACTGATGTTTGAAGATAAAAGCTATCCGGCGTTGATGAAAAGCGCCTTGGCAAGACTGCCTGGTACTATGGACAAACGGGAGGGTTCCATGCTGTGGGACGGGGTGGCGCCGGCCATGGCGGAGGTGGCGCTGTTGTATCTGGGTCTGGATTTTGTTTTGCAGGCAACCTATATTTCCAGCGCGCCCCGGGAATATCTGATTAAAAGAGCGGCGGAGCGCGGTCTTTCGCCTAAGCCGGCCAGCGCGGCGGTATTCCGGGCGGAGTTTGACGTAGAGGTGCCGGTTGGCAGCCGCTTTTCCTGTCAGGATTTGAATTTTGTAGTAACCGCCAAATTGGCGGACGGCTGGCAGGCGGTTTGTGAAACTGTGGGCAGTCTGGCTAACAGCTATGCCGGGCAGTTAATACCTATTGACTATATCAACGGCCTGACCCGGGCGGAGTTGGTGGAGTTGCTGATACCCGGCGACGACGAGGAGGAAACGGAAGCCTTTCGCCAGCGAGTGCTGGACAGCTTGCAGGCGCAGGCTTTCGGCGGCAACCAGGCGGATTATCGGGCGCAGGTTCTGGCAATCCCCGGGGTAGGCGGCGTTAAGGTTTACCCGGTGTGGAACGGCGGTCTGCGCCCGGCGGAATTGATACCAAATGCGGCAGTGCAATCGTGGTATGCGGCCAATATTGCCAGCCTGCCGGCAGAAGCGGCCAACTGGCTGCAAGCGGTTTACCAGGCGGCGTTGGATAAGCTGCTGACGGTGGGCGGAGCGGTGCGGCTGGTGATTATGGCGGCTGATAACACCGCGCCTACGGCTGAATTAATTGACCGGGTGCAGGAGATAATCGACCCGGAGCAGAACGCCGGAGAGGGGTTGGGTCTGGCGCCGATTGGTCATGTGGTGAAAGTGGAGGGCGTGCAGGCCGAACTGGTGGACGTGGAACTGCATTTGACATATCTGCCTGGCTGGGATTGGGCGGCGGCGCAAAGCTATATTCTGGCGGTAATTGACGAATATTTCAGTGAATTGGCCGCGTCCTGGCCGGTAAATGACTTCCTGACTGTGCGCATTTCACAGATTGAGAGCCGGATTTTGGCCGGCTGTTCGGCCATGATTGCCGATATTGGCGGCACTAAAATCAACGGTCAGGAGCAGAATTGGCAGCTGGGGGCGGACAGCATACCGCAAAGGGGCGACGTCAATGGCTGAATTTGACCCGATTGCTTTTAATCTGGAGAATGTCGACCGGCATTTGTTGGACTATCTGCCGCCGTTTTTGCAGAGGGTGCAGGAGTTTCAGGCCATTAATGCGGCCAGCGAGCCGGAGGTTAAAATTGCCTGGCAGTCTTTGGGGCGAGTGTTGGGCAATCAGTTCCTGACCGAGGCGGACGGGCAGGGGTTGGCGGTTTGGGAGCGCGAACTGGGCGTTTTTGCCAAGGACACCGACACGCTGGCGCTGCGCCGGGCGCGGATAAAAGCAGCCTGGCAGCGGCAGCCGCCCTATACTCTGCGCTGGCTGCGGAATTGGCTGCATGAATTGGGCGGCGCTGGCAATTATGCGCTAAATGTTGAGGATTACACTCTGAATATTCAGCTGGCTTATGACCGTTTGCCCGAGCCGAACGCTTTGCTAAGCGAGATTTTGAACATTTTGCAGCCGCTGCGCCCGGCTAATATGCGGCTTTGGCCGGCGATGACGGCGGCCCCAGTTGTTTTTCAAACCATAGAGCATTTTCAGCCAATCAGTTTGCAAATGCCGTTTTATTTCAGCAACCAGCCGAACGATATAACCTTGCTGAATGGGCGGCGCAGCCTGGATGGCAGCTGGAAATTGGACAGCACGTTCCGGGGCGTGGTTATGCGCAGCTTTGAATTGTATATGGCCTGGCAGGAAAGGCAGAAAATAGAAAGGGGCGCTTTGTTAGTACCTGGCATTGTTTTGCCTAATCGTGAGCGCAGCGTTTGGTCTGGTTTGAGTTGGCACGACAGATTGACAAACCGAATCGGGGCAGGCAGCAAAAGTCTGGGCTTAAAAAGCAACTTTGACGGGCGGCAGACCAGCGCTATGGCCGGTGGCAGCTTAACTAAGGATACCATGTGGCGGCTGGACGGTTCGGCAAGGCTGGACGGCAGCAAGAAACTTAATGCAGCGATTATAAAGGAGATGATTTAATGGCAAACACGATTATTACCAACTGGCGCCGGGAGCAGCTTTGCAAGATTACCAGCGGCGCTATATCTAATCTGGCGCCGATTGCGCAGGTGGCTTTTGGCGACGGTGGCGTGGACGCGGAGGGCGGCGTATTGCAGCCGGTAGGCAGTCAGCAGGCGTTGGTGCATGAGATTGGCCGTTATCCGATTGAC